AAGAGTCTAGAGAGTTTTTTCGGTCTTTGCCTGATGAAACAAGAGATAGAATTTGGGCAGAAACACAGATATTTGATGATTCTCCTACTAAACAACCACGAACTTTAATTAACTATGACAAATTTGAAGAAGACGGTAGGGCTGGTGAGGACTATGTAAGAGAATTGCAGTTTGGTGAAGCGTTGCATCTTTTAAAATATATAGACCCTGCTACCTATCAAGATTTATACCGAACAGCTATGTCAGAACCAGAAGTTCGGAATTGGCTTCAAGATTCTTATGAAAGGGCAAAAAAGTCGCCAGAAGAAGGCGGGTACAGAGAAAAACGTTCTTTTGATGACTTTGTACGCCATAGTCGTTTAGACCAAGTTATTGGTGGCTATATTACTGGTGGTAAAGACTCTAATATTCCTACTATGTGGGACTGGGGTAAAGATTTGCCTTATGGCAAGCAATTTCGGAAAAAACTAGATAATTTGCAGGATAGAATGGGATTTAAAGAAAACTCTAATCCTTTTTACAATAGAAAAGGTACATAAAATGAAGGGCGTTAATCACTATAGAAAAGATGGAACCCTCCATAAGGGTGGTACGCATAAAATGCCCAACGGTGAGTTGCATTCGGGCAAGACACATTCAAAGAGTAGTGTTAGGCTCTACCATTACGGTGAGCTAAGTAAGAAAGCTCAAGATAAAGCACGTTCAAATTGGAAATAGGAGATTGTTATGTACGGTAAACCTACTAAGAAAAAGCGTAAGCCTCGCGGCAAGTAATGGCTCGCAAGTTCCCAAAGGTTCCTAAGACCAAGCGGGGTACGCCTACTAAGTACGTCCGTGGGTCTAAAAATAAAAAAGCTACAGAAGACGAGATTAAGTCTACGGCGCGTAAATACGCTAAAGGAACCCTCACTAAAGCTGAAATGGATGCTATAACCAAAAAGAGGTTAGCAAGTGCCAAAAAAACCAGCAAAAAAACCAAAAAGTAGCACAGCTACTACGCTGAAGAACTTGTCTGCTAAATACGATGTACCTGTTAGTATTTTGAAACAGGTTGTAAAACGTGGGCAGGGTGCTTACTTTTCTTCTGGCTCTCGCCCTGGCATGACCCCTACAGCATGGGGTGTAGCAAGGGCTAAGTCATTTGCTTCTGGTTCTGGTGGTGCTAGGAAGGCTGACGCTGACCTTTGGAAAAAAGTAAAGGCTGGTAGGAAATGAGACCAGAAACTTTCTATACGATTGGTAACAACCCTACTGCTGGTGTTTCCAATACCATAATGACCGTACCAAATGGTTATGAGGCGCGTATCACTAACGTTTTCGTAACTAACAATACGGGTTCTACTAAAAACTTTTCCGCAGCTTGGGTTCATGGCGGAGATACTTATTCCTTTGCATCTGCTAAATCTTTGAATAGTAAAGACTTTATTGAATACGGTGGGGAGTTTGGTCAGTTTTTAATCATGGATGAGGGAGATACCATGACGGTAACTCCTGAAGCTGGCTCTACTTTCGTAGTAATCGTATCTTTTATCTTATTAAAACACGATGGTTCTAAGTTTGATTTAACTATATGAACTTAGACATCAATTTATTAAATTGGCAACAGGAAGTCTGGAACGACCCCGCTAGATTCAAAGTTGTCGCAGCAGGCCGTAGGACAGGGAAATCCCGTCTTGCGGCTTATTTACTTCTAGTCAACGCATTACAAGCCACTAGAGGCCACGTTTTCTATGTAGCCCCTACTCAAGGACAGGCTAGAGATATTATGTGGAACCTCCTATTAGAACTAGGAGGGGACATGGTTGAAGGCTCCCACGTTAATAACTTACAGATTAAATTAATTAATGGGATTACCATTTCCTTAAAAGGAGCCGACAGACCAGAGACTATGCGGGGTGTAAGTTTAGCCTACCTAGTCTTAGACGAATACGCAGACATGAAGCCTGACGTTTGGGAGTTGATTTTACGCCCAGCCCTGTCAGACTTAAAGGCTAGTGCTTTGTTCATTGGGACACCAATGGGTAGAAATCATTTCTATGACCTCTACAAACAAGCTGAGTTAGGTAGCGACCCCAATTTCAAAGCATGGCATTACACCAGTTACAACAACAATCTCCTAGATAAGAGTGAGATTGACCAAGCTAAAATATCTATGTCCTCCTACGCTTTTAGGCAGGAGTTCATGGCATCCTTTGAGGCTAGGGGTTCCGAGATGTTTAAGGAATCCTGGGTTAAGTTTTCTGAGGAAGAACCCGATGGTGATTACTATATAGCCATTGACTTGGCTGGCTTTGAAGAAGTTGGCAAAAAGAACAAAACCAAAAACCTTGACAACACATCTATAGCTGTAGTAAAGGTGGGTAGCCAAGGGTGGTGGGTTAAGGATATAATTACAGGTAGGTGGTCTTTAGACCAGACTGCTCAGAAGATTTTTCAGGCCGTTAGGGACTATCAGCCTATCTCTGTGGGAATAGAGAAAGGTATTGCGCGTCAAGCTGTAATGTCTCCCTTAACTGACCTTATGAAGAAGTATTCTCGTTTCTTTAGGGTTGAAGAATTAACCCATGGAAATAAGAAGAAAACTGATAGGGTCATGTGGGCGTTACAGGGAAGATTTGAGAATGGTCTTATTCACCTTAACAAAGGGGAATGGAACATTCAATTCTTGGACGAGCTATTTCAATTTCCTGACGCTCTGACACATGACGATATGGTGGACGCTTTAGCCTATATAGACCAGTTGGCTAATGTGTCCTACTCGTATGATTTTGAAGAAGACCATTTTGAAGCCGTAGATATGGTAGCTGGTTACTAATATGCTTGATAAAGAAGAGTTTACGATTCTACAAAGGGTTGAAGATTGGGTCATGGAGAAGTGTGACTCATGGCGTGACCACTTTGATAACAATTATCAAGATAGATTTGAGGAGTACAATCGTCTGTGGAGAGGCCAGTTTTCCGCAGAAGATAGGACTCGTGACTCTGAAAGAAGCCAGATTGTATCCCCTGCTCTCCAACAAGCCGTAGAATCTGCCGTAGCTGAGATTGAGGAAGCTACCTTTGGACGTGGAAGATTCTTTGACATTAAGGACGATTTGAGAGATGGTGAACCTCAAGACGTTGTTTATTTAAGAGAGCAGTTAAATAAAGACTTCAAACAGAATAAAGCCAGAAAAGGTGTCGCGGAGTGTCTGATAAACGCCGCCGTCTATGGAACTGGCATTGCAGAAATAGTGCTGCAAGAAGAAAAAGAAATGAAGCCAGCCTCCCAACCAATAATGGAAGGGCAGATGCAGGCGGTAGGGGTAAACATAGCAGACAGAACAGTCTGTAAACTACGTCCAGTATTACCTCAGAACTTCTTAATTGACCCTGTAGCTACTTCCATTGAAGAGGCTATAGGTGTCGCTATTGATGAGTACGTCCCTTATCATCAAGTAGAGATGCTCCAAGAGAGTGGTGTGTACAAGGATGTAGACATCACATTCGCTTATGAAGATTCCGACCTAGACCCCGACCCCGAACTTACTGACCAGCCCGATGAGAAGGTTCGCCTTACTAAATACTACGGTTTAGTGCCTAAATATTTAGTTGAAGATGAAGAAGACTTTGAAATTGAGGACGAAGACGGTCACTACATTGAATGTATTATCGTAATTGCTAACGGTGGTACGTTACTTAAAGTAGAACGAAACCCCTACATGATGGGTGATAGACCCGTCATAGCTTTCCCTTGGGATATAGTTCCTGGAAGATTTTGGGGTAGAGGAATTTGTGAAAAGGGATATAACTCTCAAAAGGCTCTAGATGCTGAGTTAAGAGCTAGAATTGATGCTCTAGCATTAACTGTCCACCCAATGATGGCTATGGATGCTACCCGATTACCAAGGGGTGCAAGACCAGAAGTCCGTCCAGGAAAGATACTATTAACCAATGGCGACCCAAGAGAAGTCCTCCAACCTTTCAACTTTGGGCAGGTTAATCAGATTACTTTTGCTCAGGCTAATGAACTCCAGAAGATGGTTCAAACCGCTACTGGAGCTATAGATTCTGCTGGAATCCCAGGTTCTATTAACGGTGAGGCAACGGCTGCTGGTATTTCAATGTCTCTTGGTGCGATTATTAAGAGGCATAAAAGAACTCTTATTAACTTCCAAGAGTCATTTTTGATACCATTCGTAACAAAAGTAGCACACAGGTATATGCAGTTTGAGCCTGAAATCTACCCTGTTAACGATTATAAGTTTGAAGTTATCTCCTCTTTGGGGATTATTGCTAGGGAATACGAAGTAACCCAATTGGTACAACTACTTCAGACTATGGGTTCAGACTCACCCCTGTACCCAGTATTAATACAATCAATTATAGATAACATGAATATCTCCAATAGGGAGCAATTGATTCAGGTTATCCAACAAGCCTCACAGCCTAATCCTGAAGCACAGGAAGCTGCACAGGCGGCACAGCAAGTACAGTTGGCCTTCCAACAGTCTCAGACTAACGCGCTTAACGGACAGGCTGCTGAGTCTCAGGCTAGGGCTAACAAGATTGTCCAAGAGACTAAAGCAATACCTGTTGAGCTTGAGAACGATAGGATTAAGGCCGTTGCTACTAACTTGAAGGCTGGCACTGAGGATGATAAAGAGTTTGAAAGGCGAATGAAGGTAACTGACAAACTATTGGAGGAGAGAAGGCTTAACCTAGAGACGGCTAAGGCTTTGTCGTAATGATTACTAATCAGGAAATGCAAAACATCCTTGACCAGATTAATGTCATTGTTAAGGGTTTGGAGCAAAGAATTGTAAAGTTGGAGGAGGCTAATAAGCCTAAGAAGGGTGGACAGAGAAACGGAAAAGCATTACCAGAATCTTAAGGATATGTTCCGAACAGATGGCTGGAAAGTATTAATGGACGAGCTTAGGAATAATGCTCTCCAAATTAATTCTGTAGAAGTAACGAAGGATAACGAGGATTTAAACTTCCGTAAGGGACAACTTAATATTCTTGCCTTCATACTTAATATGGAGTCTACCGTTGAGCATTACTTAGAGGGTAGCAATGATTCTGTTTGATTTTGTGTGCAAGTATGGTCATGTGAATGAAAAACTTGTTCCACGTGAAACCAAACAGATTGATTGTCCTCAATGTAATGAGGTAGCAACAAAGGTCATCCCTGCTGTCAGGTGTAGTCTTGACCCCACTTCTGGACATTTTCCAGGTGCAACAGATAAGTGGGTGCGAGCCAGAGAGCAGAAGATGAAACTAGAACGTAAGGCAGCCGAACAATAGTCCTTCGGGGTAGCTAGAGTCGGTCTTAACGGAGTTTGATAATGGCAAGACTAATTGACCCAGTAGAGGTAGATGAAAACGAACAGGTAGAAGATGTCCAACAAGAAGCTGAAACCGAAACGGTAGAAGCATCTGAAGGGGTAGCAGACATTCCACCTGAATATCAAGGTAAGACACAGGCAGAACTTATCAAGATGCACCAAGAGGCTTCTAGCCGATTGGGAAGTCAAGGTAGCGAAGTTGGTGAATTACGAAGGATAGTAGACGATTTCATTCTTAAACAGTCAGAAACGAAAGCACCTGAACCTGCTGAAGAGGTAGATTTTTTTGCTGACCCTGACAAAGCCGTAGAAAGTAAGATTGCGAACCACCCCGCTATTAGGGAGGCTCAAGAGACTACTCTACGGATTAGACAGGAACAAGCTAAACAGGAGTTAATTAACAAGCATCCAGACGCGCAAGAAATTATTCAGACCCCAGAATTTATTAACTGGGTTAAGAGTGATGACATTCGCATGGAGCTTCTTACTCGTGCTGACCAACAGTATGACAGTAAGGCTGCTGATAACCTGTTTTCTCAATGGAAACAAATCAAACAGTCTTCTCAAGCTGCTGTTCAAAATGAGGTTGAGGCTAGGAAGGATACTGTTAAACGAGCTTCTACAGGTGGGGCTAAGGGTAGTACCGAAGCACCCTCCAAAAAGATATACCGAAGGGCAGATATTATTGAACTTATGAAGACTGACCCAAGGCGTTATCAAAGTATGGAGCCTGAAATTAGAAAGGCTTATATGGAGAAGCGCGTAAGATGAGGTAATTTACAATGGCTGGTGAAACTTCTGGTGCGTTTTTTACTGCAAACGCAACTGTAGACAAAACCGCAGCGGGAACTTTTGTACCTGAAATATGGTCGGACGAAGTTATTGCTGCATATCAAAAATCTCTGAAGATGGCTCCTCTTGTTAAGACCATGACTATGTCTGGTAACAAGGGTGATGTTATCCACATTCCTAAGCCCACTCGTGGTAGCGCAAATGCTAAGGCAGAAGCCGTAGCAGTTACTATGCAGGCTAATCTGGAAAGTGAAACCACTATCACTATCAACCGTCACTACGAGTATTCTCGTCTGATTGAAGATATTGTTGAAGTTCAGGCTCTTGCCTCACTCCGACAGTTCTACACTGAAGATGCTGGTTACGCTCTTGCTAAGCAGGTTGATGATGACCTGTTCCGCGCTGGTACTGGTTTTGGTAGTGGTACGTTTGACCTGACTGTTCCTGTTACTGGTACTTGTACTGGTACTGCATGGGAAGGTGCAAACACATTCTTTGTGGACGCATCCAATGGTCTGACTGCTTACACTGACGATACAGTTGTAGCAGCAGACGTATTTACCGATGCTGGCTTTCGTGCGTTGATTAAGCGTATGGATGATGCGGATGTCCCAATGACTGACCGCGCTTTTGTTATCCCACCTGCATTGCGTTCTGCAATCATGGGTACTGAGCGTTATGTATCTGCTGATTTCCGTGAAGGTGCTACAGTTCAATCTGGACTGATTGGCTCTGTTTATGGAATTGACATTTACGTCTCTTCTAACTGCCCACTTATTGAAGACGCAACTTCCAACTCTGTTGGTACTGCGGATGTTCGTGGTGCATATCTGATTCACAAGGATGCCCTTGTACTTGCTGAGCAAATGAGCGTTCGCTCACAGACTCAGTACAAGCAAGAGTACCTGTCAACTCTGTACACTGCTGACACCCTTTATGGTGTTCAAGCACACCGTCCAGAGGCAGGTTTCATCCTCTGTGTACCTGACGTATAAGTTAGGATAGGTTGGGGGGCTTCGGCCCCCTGACATTAAAGGATAAATTCTGTTAGGTGGCTGGAATCTTAATCAAGTTTCGGTGCAAAAGTAGCTAAAGTTAAACATTTGATGGGTAAGAAAATACTCAGACGTTCTTTCTTCTGCATCTAACAGGATTTTTATTATGAAAAAGAAAGACCCCAAACTAGAAAGAGCAGGCGTCTCTGGTTATAACAAGCCTAAGAGGACTCCTAATCACCCTACTAAAAGCCACGTTGTTGTGGCTAAAGTTGGTGATGAAACCAAATTAATTCGTTTTGGTCAGCAGGGCGTTAAAGGTGCTGGCAAGAATCCCAAGACAGCAAAGGATAAGGCGAGGAGGAAGTCTTATTATGCTAGACACAATGCACAGGATAAGAATCCGTCTAAGTTAAGTGCAAGGTATTGGTCACACAAAGTTAAGTGGTGAAATAAATGGCTACGATTATTACTAAGTTTTCCTCAACTGCATCAGCCGTACCTACGGCTTCAGACTTAGTTCAGGGTGAGCTTGCTGTAAATACCGCAGATAAGAGACTCTTTACGGAGAACTCAAGTGCGACAATTATTGAAATTGGAACAAATCCTTCTTCAATTACAACTGGGGCTATTACGGCTTCTGGTACTGTTACCGCTAACTCTTCTTTGCTGTCTTCCAATGCTACTTTTACTGGCGGTACAGTAAATGGAATGGTCATTGGTGGTTCAACACCCCAGGCTATAACTGGTACTTTAATCACCGCTAATACGAATTTTGCTGGAGCGTTGACTGGTAATGTAACTGGTAACGTGACAGGTAATGTTACTGGTAATGTTACTGGTGACGTAACAGGTAACCTTACTGCCTCAAGTGGTACTACCACTGTTAACGATTTGGTAGTTAACGGAACTGTAGACTTTACAGATACCGTCTTAACTAATCTGGCAGCACCTTCTGCTGATACTGATGCTGCGACTAAAGGTTATGTAGATACACAAGTTTCTAATCTAGTTGCTTCTGCTCCTGCTTCATTAGATACGTTGAATGAATTGGCCGCTGCTTTAGGCGATGACGCTAACTTCTCAACGACTATTACTAATTCTATAGCTACAAAACTCCCATTAGCTGGAGGCACTATGACTGGTGCTATTGCTATGGGTACGAACAAGATTACAGGTCTTGGCACTCCCACAGCGGGTACAGACGCAGCGACTAAAGCCTATGCCGACACTATGCTTCCCTTAGCTGGTGGCACAATGACAGGCAATATCGTATTAGGTTCAAACAAAGCTACGTCAACTGCTACACCATCTACTGATGATGATTTAACTAGAAAAGGCTATGTAGATGGGATATTAGGAAGTGCTACAGCGGCGGCTACAAGCGCAGCAAATGCAGCAACCAGTGAGTCAAATGCGGCGACTTCAGCTTCTAATGCAGCGACTAGCGAATCAAATGCTGCAACTTCTGCAACATCTGCGGCTGCTAGTTACGATTCTTTTGATGATAGATATTTAGGAGCTAAGGCTAGTGACCCAACATTAGACAATGACGGTGATGCCCTAGTTACTGGTGCTACTTACTTTAATTCATCTGATAACAAGATGAAGGTTTATACAGGTTCAGCCTGGACTGATGTAGCTCCAGTGGCAACCAGTATTACAGCTAGTCAAATATCTGATGTTACTGCTACTGCTGCTGAATTAAATATCCTTGATGGAGTTACAGCAACTACAGCAGAGCTTAACTATGTTGATGGCGTTACGTCTAATATTCAAACACAGCTAGATAATATTTCTGTTACCGCTGGAACTTTAACCAAGACATTCACAAGCGGTGAAGCAGCCACAATTACCTTGTCAGGTAACGTTGTGTCTCCTGTAGTGGGCGTGACTAAAGAAGTCTCTCAAACAGGTGTGACCAATAACACTTGGGACGTTAATTCTACTACAGAGAACTACACACGTTTGGACTCTGCTCCTGCGACTACTTTGGATTTTGTTTATGATTTAACCTCAGCAAGTTTTGTGGATGCTTTTAGTGTTTCATCTCAAGCTACACAGCCTACAGGTTTAGCGTTTAATTCTGATGGCACAAAAATGTTTGTTGCTGATTATGCTGGAGCAGACATAAACGA